TCCCACCTGCTGGCCGTGAAATCCCGGGCGTGCAAGGTCACCCGCCAGCGGCCTCGCCCGGCCGGTATCGGGTAGGCGCCGGGCGCGGCCCGCCCGTCCGGCGTGTAGGTGTCCTCGAGGTCGCCGACGGCGGCGCGACCGGCCGGCCAGGTCACGACAGGTAGCCGTCCTGCCAGGAGGCCTGAGCCTGGGTGCTGCCCGACGTGGACGAGCCGGTCATCGACATGCCGGTGGTGTCAGGCTGGCGGGGCAGGACCGGCCAGGCGGTGTTGTACCAGTCCAGCCAGGCCAGGGCCGACTGGCCGGCCACACCGTCGAGCAGGGCGGTTTTGGCTACCGTGTCGACCAGCACGTAGTGGCCCTGGTCGATCCGGTATGAGGCCACGAACGCCACTTTGGCTACCGGCCCGGTGGTGGGCGTGAAGGTGACGACGGGGCCGGTGACCGGCCCGTACACGTACACCAGGGGGCGTACCGGCAGGTCGCCGGCCGAGCTGATGACCGCGGTCGAAGGCGACCCGCCCGACGTCGGATAGATGCGAGGGAAGGCCAGCGGGTAGGCGCGCCCGTTGCCGGCCGCGGTGCCGGCATAACAGGTGACGGTCTGGACGGTCGGGTCGCGGACGACCGGGTCGGCGGCCTTCCATTGCAGCATGATCTGGCGTTCCGAGGCGCCGACCACGGCCCACGTGTAGCCCATGGCCCGCAGGGTGAGGGTGCGCTCGGCGGTGCCGGCCCGGTCCAGGATGTAGTGCAACACCGGGCGGGCCGAGGGCACCATGAACGGGGCGAAATTGTCGGCCACGTCGTCGATGCGGGCGCCGGCGCCGGCCACGGCATGGATTTCGGCGGACACCACCCGGGCGCCCATAAATTGGGTGCGGTCCACGGCGCCGTCGGTGTCGGGCCGGTTCTGTATGACCTCTCGGACCTCTGGGTAGCCCAGATCGAGACTGGAGCAGAACCAGCCGCCCGCCGCGTTCTCCAGCTGGATCGACAGCGAACCGAGGACCAGCCAGGCCTGGCGGACGCACGATCCGTTGCTCATCACATGGCCTTCGCCTGGGCGGTCCAGGCCACCCGGCGCATGAACGCTTCCACGTCCAGTTCCTCTTTAAAGTGAGCGTTGTCGATGTGGACCACCGGACCGCTGCGGGTGGCAGCCGGGGCGGGTGTGATGACCTCGCCAGCGTGGGCGAAGACCAGTCCACTGGCGGTCATGAGTCCACCCTGGGCCAGGTGCGGGATGTGGGGCATGCCGATGGTGACGGTAGGCAGGTGAACCGGCCCGACGGACCAGCCACCGATCTTGAAATGCAGCGAGTTCCAGATGTCGATAACCCAGTCGATGGCACCCCGAAAGGCTTGGCCCATCGAATCCCACATGTGGCCCAACGCCCGGCCGACCGCGCCCGGGAGACTGGTGATCCAACCCCACATGCGCCCCCAGAACGACTGGATCCAGCCCCACACGGTGGCGAACTGGTTGTACACGAAGTCCCACATGCCCGACAGGGCCCGGCCGATGGCGCCGGGGATGCCGGCCACCCAGCCGATCATGGCATTCCAGGCGCCTTCGACCCAGCCGGCCACGGTGTCGGCCTCATGAAAAATGAAGTTCCACAGGCCGGTCAGGGCGTGCCAGATGGCGCCCGGCAGGCCGGACAGCCAGGAGACGAGACCGTTCCAGATGGAGACGATGTAGTCGATCACCTCTTTGGCGTCGGCTTTGATTTTGGCCCAGTTCTTCCAGATCAACACCGCGGCCAGGGCGATGGGGCCGAGCAGAATCCCGAGCAGGTACGGCCAGTATTTGGCGATCCAGTTCCACACGTCCATGACCAGGTTTTTGATGAACGTCCAAATGATCTTCCAGTGTTTATAGATTTCGTAGCCGACCACGATGAGGGCGGCCACGGCCAGGGCGATCAGGCCGAGGACCAGCAGTAGCGGGGCGCCGGCGGCTTCGGCGCCGACCTCGGCGGCGGTTTCGGCTTCGGTGGCCACGGTGGCGGCAGCCTGGGCGCCTTTGAGGGCTTCCATGCCGGCCTGGGTGAGTTTGATGATGCCGCCCAGCCCGGACATGGCCGCCCCCACTTTGGTCAGGGCCGGCCCGTATTTTTGGCCGAACTTGGCGGCCTGGTCCTCGATGGTGGTGGAGATGGCTTTCAGATGGCCGGTGAAGGTGTCGGCGTTGGCGGCGGCCTGACCTTTCAGTTTGTCGCCCAGTTCGGTGACAGCGGTGGCGTGGCCGGCGGTGGCGGCGGCCACGGCCCGCTGGGTTTCGGCCAGATGCTGGTGGGCTTCGCGGGCTTTGGTGGTGGCGGTGGTGACAGCCTGCTGGGCGTTACGTAACTGGATTTGCTGGCCCAGGGTCAGTTTGTGGCGTTGACCGTCGACCAGTTCGATGTCGGCCAGGGTCCGTTTGGCCCGGGCCAGGTTGTCATCGGCGGCGGTGGCCTGTTTCTGGGCGCTGGTGGCCTGGGCGGTGACCTGTTTGGTGTTCGACACCTGGATGCCGAACTCTTTCAACAGTTTGGTGTTGCCGTTGTAGACCTTGCCGACGGCGGTGGCGGCGGTGACCAGATCCTCGTGTTTGGCCGCGGCCAGGTCGGTGGCCGTGTTCAACAAGGTCAGGGCTTTGGCCGGGTCGCCGGTGGCCTGGGTCAAGACTTGCAGGGCGCCCTGGGTTTTCTCCGACGACTGGCCGAACTTCTCGTTGTGCTTGATGGCCTCCTCAATGTGCTTGCCGTACTGGTCGTAGGAGTGGCCGGTGTTCGAGATGGCCTGGGCCAACTGCTGGTGGGCGGCCTGCTCTTTCGAGCCGAGGGCGGCGAACACGCTACCCACGGCCAGCAGGGTGCCGCCGGCGCCCATCATGATGTTGCCGACACTCTTGCCGTGCTCGGCCAGTTTGGTCAGGCCTTCGTCCACGGTGGAGAGGGCTTCGCCGAACGGGCCGAGCACGCCGGACTGGTTGAGCAGGCCGAGCATGGACGAGAAGGCGCCGTGCGCTTTGGCGGCGGCCGACTGGGCCTGGGCGCCGGACTGTTTGAAAGCGTTGCCGAGACCGGACAGGTCGCCCAGCACCCGGACCATGACCGACGGGCCGGCCATCCGGCTATCTCCTGACCTTGGCTTCGGCGGCCCGGATGGCCTGGGCTTCCCGGTGCATGAGGCGCACCATGGCCGCCATCATGTCGTCGCTCAGGGTGTCGAGGGCGTCGGGAAGACAACCCCAGTAGTGGCAGAACGCGGCCACGTTGTCGCAGGCTTCCCGTTGGTAGGGTCCGCTTCGGACACGTCCACCTCGACGTCGTAGGCGTGCAACCACAGGCTGGTCATGTCGCGGCCCGGGAAATCCCGGACCAGGGCCCGGAAGGCCACGATCCGGAACGGCTGGGTTTCGGCCAGCTCACCGAACGTGGCCGCCGGTTCGCAGTGGCGGATCTCGTCCAGCAGCCGCTGGGAGGGCAGGCGTTGCACGAACGACTGGGACACTTTGACCAGGGTCGGCAACGGTTCGTCAGTCATGTACGCTCCCGGGGTCGGTGCCAGTGTTGGTCCACGGATAGCCGACGAAAACCTGTTCGACGGCGTCGGAATAGAGGCGGGCGGAACGGGCCGCCAGCTGGACGGCGTTGGGGAACAGGTAGCGGCCTTTGGGGTCGTAGTCGCGGGTAGATACGTGCGGCGCCCGGCGGGCGCCGCCGAACTCGACCCAGCCGGCATACCTGATACTGGCCCGGCCCATGCGCACCGCCGCCCCCGACCGGGTGGCGGTGACCCGGACGTCGCCGGCCAGCCGGCCGGTCTGCTCGCCCGGCCGGTCCCCTTGGGGCAGGGCGGAACGGGTGGCGGCGGCGACCGGTTCGGCCGCGATTCGGCCGGCCTGGGCCATGGCCTTGTTGAGCGGGCCGCGCTGGTCGGCCATCTTCTGGATGTCCCGGTTCAGGGCGCGCAAACCGATGACGGCCACCGTCGGGGCCTGGGCCATCAGGGGTGTTTGCCGGCCACCCAGGCCGTGCCGTTCCAGTTCGCCGCGAGCAAATCGGATGTGATGACGTACTGTCCGGCCGCCCACGTCGTCGCCGGAGTGGCGGTTACGGATGACAGGGCGGCCAGGTTGGCCGGCACCGTCGCCCCGCTGGGAGTGTAAAAACCGGGCGTGCCGGCCGTGGCCCCGGTGGCGGTGACCGCCCCGGTGTCGACGGTGGGCGGGGCGGTCAGGTTCCAGTCGATGACCACTTCGGCGGCGGCCCCGGCGTCGCCGACGATCAGCTCTACCGGTTGCGGGATGGCGTAGCCGCTCACGATCGGGTTATTGGCGGCAGCGACCCGCGACGAGTACGGCCGGGCCTTCCAGTTCACCGCCGTCCCGGAGGCCACATAGGACTGGTAGGCGGCGTTCAGCGTGGCGTAGACGGCGCCGGCGTCGAATGACTGGTAGAACGTCGCCCGCAGATGCCATTTGGTGACACCCGGATAGTCGGTTTCGCCACAAAAACTGGTAACCGTGACTGGCTTGTTTTCGGGAAACGCCGCTTCCAAATGTTTGACCAGACATCGGAGGTTGAC